CGGTAAGCACGTGCTACTTTACCTGCACGAATACGGAAGTCTGCTAGTTTGTATTTTCTTTCGTCATACATAACCTCTGCATTGTGAATTAAATAGATTTCCGCTTTGTGGTCACCCACTTTAGTTAAGTTTGCTTTCTTTGTCTCACGACCATTTAGTAAACCACCGATTGTAACGAATACACCGTTTGTGATTTCTAGAGTCTTGTCTGCTGAATCATGTACGATTACAGATTCTAAGTTACCATTGTAACCTGCTAATAGTTTATCTTTTCTTACGATAGCCATTGTTTATTTCCTCCTAATTATTTATAGTTGTCGAATAAGTCACCGTATGGATTATACTGTGCTTTTTCGTCTTTCTTTTCTTGTTCGAATTGGATACGAACAGTTTCTTTCTCTTTTGAGAAGTTTTTCTTGCTTGAATAAGCTTTGCGACCTAATAGGCTGTAGCATTTTTCTTCTACTTCATCTAAAGTAACTTCCATAGCTTGTGCTTTAAGTTCTGCAACGCCTTCATCCTCATCTGTTAAACCTAAGTTAGTAATAAGTTCAAAGACTTTTTCTTCATGCTGTGCATCTTCTACTGCTTTCTTGAAAGCTTGTAATTTAGCATTATCAGCTTTAAGAGCTTTGATTTCAGATAATAGATTGTCGTAATCTTCTTGTGTGAATTTACCTTTTTTCTTCTTTTTATCTTCATCTTCTTCTTCATCTTTTTTATCAGATGGAGCTTCGTCTTTTTTATCAGCAGGCTTTTCTTCTTTCTTGTCAGATGGTTTTTCTTCATCTTTCTTGTCAGAAGGCTTTTCCTCCTTGTCATCTTTAGACTTAGCATCTTTTTTGTCTTCTGGCTTTTCGTCAGCTTTCTTGTCTTCTGGTTTTTTATCTTCTGGTTTTTCTTCTTCTTTGTCATCTTTCTTTTTCTTAGCGAAATCAGAGATAACAGTTTCTAAAGCTTCACCTTCAATACCTTCAACAACAATACCTGCTGATTCTAGCTCGTTAACTGTGATAGAATATTTTTCTAGTAATTCTTGTAAAGTCAAATCAATAACCTCCTTATTTTCTTTTAAAGAAATTTTTAACTCATCCAACATTTGAGAGAACTCTTTTTTGAATGAATCTTTATCTAATGAATAGCCAACAATATTTGCATTTTCAAAAGCAGGTTCAACGTCATCACCTAATATACATAAAGCAGAGAATAAGAAATCATCAATTTGATACGCTTCTTCTTCGTCTACCCATTTACCATTAGTTACTTCAATTTCCATTGACTGACCTTTGCCTTTGTCTACAACACTGAAAGCTTCTTCATATCTACCTGTCCATAAATAACAGCCGTTGATAGTCAGATACTCACGTACTGTACCATCTGCTTGTTTAACTGTTTCCCACTCGTATGTAGCTGATTCTGGAACAACACCATAAGGCTTAGTAGTATGTAAGAATTTGTATGAATCTAAATCTAACTTACCGCCATGACCTTTGTAGTCTTGATTCTCAACCATAAATTCACCAACGATTGGGATGTTGTAAATACTAGGCATCGCTTTGTCTACTGCTTCTTTTGTAATGATTGACATATTGCGATTCTTACCTGTGTACAACACTCTTACTTTACAGGTGGAGAAAAGTGGGTTAACTTGTTTGACTTCACTAATGCTTGATTGGAAGTCTAGCTTCTTTCCCATATTTCCTTTCACCTCCTTTAAGCGTTAGGCTTATCCTGCCCTCTGGCTGTTTCGTCTGAAACCTTCTTAGGGTCTTTCTTAGGTCTACCATCTTCTGGTTTAGCACCTTGCCCTGTAACTCCTGCTACGCCTTCTGCACCCATTGTGTGAGATGACATTAGAGGAATAAATTCTTCATGCATTTCTAATAGGTCATTCTCTAGGAATGCCATATTCATAGTTTCGATTGGGTCTAAACCTACAACCGCACTTACATGGTTCTTAACTGGAATGCCATATTGAGCAGATGTTAAATACATCTGGAACATGTCATCTCTGTTAAAGTGAGTTACATGTAAGATTTGTGCATTAAACATCAAATCTGAAAACTCAAATTTTAAATATCTATTAACCCATCTCTGGATTTGTGTAAGCACTCCAAACACGATTTCTTCATCTGTCTTGATAGACATTACTAAACCTTGTGAAGTTGACTTATCTGCATTGAATAATAATTGAGAAACCCCAAGACCGCTCCATAAGTCACGTTCTGCTTTCGCAACACCGTCACTATCAG